CACTTTATCTATCGTGTCCTCCGACATATCCGTAGCATCACCTTTTGCATTCTCAAGGTACTGATGCACCGCCAACTCAGCAGGATGGTTCATTATTTGTCCTCCTTTGTTAAGTCACCCAAATCTTTCTCCTGCGCCTGTGCCTCATACTGAGCAACCTCTTGTTGCATAGCATGTATCATTGCGTGTACTTCTCTATATGGTTTTGTTGCCATATAGTTAAGGACAGCCTCTAACAAAGAGGAGGAGATCACTGAAGTGTCTCCTCAATGTTTACAAACTCCTCAACAACGTCAAGAGCTTGATCTTCCGGCAAGTCCCATGCAGAGTTTAGTTCGTCACTAATCCTATTACTGTCATTCCATGACGAAATAATATACTCATTGTAGTTTGTGATCCATTCAAGAAAAGATGCAAACATAGTCTGATCTTCTTGCTCAATGGTGAGCGTATCCGAAAGGTTCAAATCTACAGCAGGTACATAGTACGAATTACCGTTAGGCAACTTTCGCTCTGCCGTTGTAGCGGTAATGCGGTGCTGCACAGGCAGTCTCTTATTTTGAAAGAGAGTTTGAAACGGACCACCCATAGTCTTGAAGGCTTCTCTGTTATCAACCTCCCAGATGAAAGGCACTTCATCAATCTCTACTGGCTCTCCTCGCACATCTAGAGGGTTGGTCAGTACCACTGTACCAAACACAACGCGCACTCGTTTGATTTGACGAATGAGGTTCTGCATATCTTCCGGCAGCGCCTTGAAGTCCTCAATATAACCAGCAGGTTTGCCGCAATTAAAGTTGCCTGAAGTGTCCTTCAAATCAATCTTCAATGTGTCTGCCATCACAGTTTTGATGAAGGCATTCTTCACATCACCTACGCCCTTGACAAAACGCTTGTACATAAAGCGTTGCATGTATGGACGAATACTAACCTCAGATGAGAAGTATGTCTGCTCTGTGTCGGGAATCTCCAGCTTATAAGTTCCTCCCTCTACAACTTCAACATTAACCTTCTTCTTATTTACTTCTGCCGTACCCATGATTGGAGTATGGTTTATCTTTAGCCGTGCAAGAGTACTCTTGGATTTGCTACTCGTAGGTGCTTCTTCAGAAATACCCATAGCTTTAGCCATCTCTGCGTAGTTGTCTGTATCAATAGTTGTTAAGCTCATTTGTGTGTTCTCCTTCATTTTAAGGTTTGCAGTTATATCACGTTAAGTCTTTTGTGTCAAGCCAATTGTTTCCAATCTTTGCCTCAAGTAACAGCGGCACGTTGAAGTCAACACCCCACTGTTTCAGTATTAATGAGTGCAAAGATTTGTTAGTATTTTCAATAACTTCTACTACATATGCTTCCTCCTGTGGATGAACATCTACGACTATGCTATCATGTACTGTGTTTACAATACAGGATTGCTTACCTTTCAGTAACTCCTCCATGTACAATAGTGCTAACGGTACGATGTCTGCTGTAGCAAATGACTGTACTGGATAATTCTTTATCTGTGTGAAGTGTGTTGGATCACCATTCCACCTACGTGACACATCAGGAAACGCAAACTCTCTGTGTGAGGGTGTTCTCACTACACCTGTATTTAAAGCTTCAGAGGCGAGGCGTGAGTGCCATTCAGATATACCCTTGTACTTGCTCACAAAGTGTCTGTAGTAAGCAGCCACGCTCTCTCCTCTGCCGTAACCAGTAGCTCCATACAGAGGAGCAAACGTATGTGCCTTTGCTTCCTGTCGAGTGGTAGGCAATCCAGCATCCGATATAACTTTGGCGGTGTAGCTGTGCACATCAAAGCCTTCAGACACCTCTCGCATGGCAATCTTATCCTGTGAGAGAAAGGCTGCTGTTCTAAACTCTAGCTGTGCAAAGTCAGCCTCAAGTATTCTGCCCCCATCAAAGCGAGATACAAATACACGCTTGATAGGAAAGGTTCCTCCACGTGGCATGTTCTGCATGTTGGGGTTGCGCCCACTGAACCTGCCTGTAGATGTCATGTGCTGTGTTAGCTGTACGTGCAACATACCATCACCCTTAGTAAAGGACTTGATGCCATCCACAAATGATGACAGATATGTATCAAGAGCACTTAGCCTACGCACATTTCTAAGAAACTTAGCAGCCTCAATCATGTTCTTACCCAAAGCTATCTGCTCCAGCATCTCAAGATTAGACTTGCTTGTGCTAAATCCATGTGCACTTACCCATTTCATGTTGGGTGCTGAGAACTTTAGCCCCGCCAACTCTGCTGTTGGACGAAACAAATACCCTACACCGTTGCAGGTGGAACACTTTGTTGGCCGTGCAAAGGGAGAGCCATCCTTCTTTGTCTTACGTACCTTACCGGCACCATAACATGAGGAGCACTGAACAGCATGAGCTTTGTACATTTTAGTGGACAGTCTGTTAACCGTACTGTTGAAGTCTGCCTTTACCATGTCATGAGTAAACGCATCTGCCCACACTTTCTTATCTTTTGGCTTACGTGAATAAATCACCCATGACAATTGTTCTGGTGAGTTTAGATTGATAGGTACATCTCCCATTAGTTCTGTAACCTGCTGATCTACAGCCGCTTCCAACTCTTCCTTCTCATTCTCAAACTCTTCCTTAACTCTAGCTAGAGCTTGCTGGTCAATCTTAAATCCTCGTTGGTATATACGAGCAAGAGATACAGCTACACGATTAGACATAACAACTGGCTCCATCAACACAGAATCGGGAGGTGTACTCAGTCTTTTGTACAACGTATCACATAACTCCTGTGTTGCATGAAGATCAGCACTAAGGTATGCGGACAGTTCATCGTGTGGTATATCTGCAACAGACACACCCTTAGAAAGATACTCCTTTAAGGTGTCTCGCTTCTTTGTGTTTAGATCATAGCGTTCTGCACAAACCTCTAGTGACAGGGGCTGCTTCTGTCCACGTTGCAGTACATACTCTGCAAGCATAGTGTCAAAGACAGGACCATCATACTGAAACCCGCTCTCCCACAGCCACACAAGATCGTGTACGATATTATGTCCTACGATAATGGTAGCTTCATTTAGTAGCTCCTGTACGCCAGCACCATCGAAACTTATAAGTCTCATGTCCTCCATCTCTGTAGGTTGTCCATGAACAGAGTTGTGGTAGATAGTGAATATCTTTTCCTCTCCCTTGTCTGTAAGTGTGCCTATCATTACGAGATCATTGTCCGGCTCAAAGGGATCGAAGTGTGTCTTGCCATCCCTCTCAGTGACAGTGTGTTCTATGTCAAGCGTTAGTTTCATTTGCTTTCTTCCCTATTTTTTTCACTGCTCTTTCATATCTGGCTTGTCTCTTCTCGTGCCGCGCCTTCATGTCAAGCCAACGTTTAAGTGGTAGTCTTTTACGTACTCGTCCTGCACTATCGGCTGGATCACCACTGTGGCTAGTTATGTGCGCCCACTTGCGCCCCTCCTTTACATACACAATACGAAGTCCGCTGCCGATACGTGGAGCTTCATCTCCCAACTGTATATCGTAATGTGTTCCGTACCTCTCCTGTTTTATCTTATCCCACAGAAGGTACTTGCTTTCAACAGGAGTTTCTCTTTGTTTAATTTTTCTGGGCCTACCTCGCTTTGGCTTACGAAGTAAAAAGTCAGGGATTGTCAGTATGTCATCGTTTAAGGTCATGGTATTTTTTGTCTCCATATAATAGTGTTATCTCATCTCCCGCATGTATAGGTGCACGAGGCAGTAAGTATCTTACTCTAACTGATGGGCCTCTGTCAAGGTTATCTCTTGTTCCTAACAAAACCCACGATAAATTAAAAGACTCAATTGCCGTTGAAGTTTTTAGAAAAACCTCGTCCTCTGTTGTTATACAATTTGGCGTTTGACTGTGGTTTATGAACGCACCTAGTGCTGTTCGTAGCCAGCCTAGATGTGGATGGTATACATGAGTAGCTATTGTATCATCATCAACAAAATCCTTTTCGGCAAACAAACCCAACCCATGTATAGTAGACTTGTTAATAGTAAATCCTATAGGTAATGCTCTTTTATTCATGCTATGTACCTTGCTGTTTTCCAATCCAACTCACAATGAATTGTACCGTGCCAGCCAGACAGTTTATTTTTTACAACATTCAAGTGCCGTTGTGAACTGTCCTCATCCTCTCCCTCTATAGGTGGGTTCTTCGCAATCAGTATCATAAGATCAGCTTCCGCTGCCTTACCTGTTCTACTACCCTCCATCATAGATTGGTTCAATGTTATCTTGCCCTCTGCTTCTGCATTTAGCTGTGACATATAGAACATAGCACACTCGTACATCTTTGCAATCTGTCTTGCATATACAACGTTAGCCTTCAACGCCTCATCTGTACGAGCAAATCCATGCATCGTTGCAAACTTGTCACCCATGTCCAACACTACAATGTCGGGCCGATATGATTTACATACACTCTCTACCCATGCCATGTCCTTGCCTGTCACATCCTTAAGAAAGATATTGTCTCTGATCTTTCCATACATATCCCATGCAGCTTTCGGGTTTTGTTTTATCTGCATCAATGTCATACCAGTGCAAGCCTGTAGATATCGTGCACCCACACGTGGTGATCCTTCCTCATTGCACAGCACCATACAGTTCGCACCTTGTGCCGCAAAGCCTTTTGGAGAAGCAATCATGCTTGCATGAAAGGATGTCTTACCTACATTAGATCGTGCACCTATCTCAACCAAATGACCAGCGTTGACACCCTCTACCTTTGTGCACAACGTAGGTATGTTAAACTTCCACCGTGTCTCCAGATCGTTCTGTGCAAGCAGGTTATCAATGGATATGTCATCCCACTCCACGTGCAGGTCAGGCATGAAGTCATCCGTGTATCTGTCAAGCAACTCACGTAGTGGCTCAAGAGTTGCACGTGTGCCGTTGACATAATCAAAACCTAGATTCGCAACCTCTTCACCCACCACCTGCTGAAACAGTTTGGATAACACCTCCTGTGCTACGTCTTTGCCTAACGGTGCCTCACGTTTTATTCTATGAAACAAATCACCATACGCTTGCTTCTGTGCTGTGGTCATAGAGGGGTTGCCCGACATGAACAACGCCTCTATCTCATCTGGTGTAACGGTGCGACTATACTTCTCCATAGCCACATCAAGTGCATGTTTGATCTTCCGAATGTCCTTACTAAACAATCTGTCGGGACACCTCGCCCCTCTGTGATCGTCGTAGAACTCCTTGTCCATTAAGGATCGTACAAGAGCTAGTTCCATATTAAATTCTCCAAGTTCTGAATGTCTCGTGGATTTCTGTACTTCAAATCGTCGCTTAATCTTAACACACTTACCTCCGAATGTATAGACCTTAGTTCCTGTGCTATGCCCAATGTCTTAGGCAATGCGTCTGGATCAAGTGCTACAATTAACTTTGCATACTGAGCTAAAGGTTTCTTATGTGCACTCTGTAATGACGTACCTAGCAATGCCACTCCTGTGCAGCTACACGTTGAACCCACCACAGCCGCACTGATAGCGTCCTCAACAATCACAGCCACTCGCTCAGAGCCGTACACATACGGCAACCCAGACTCTCCGTATCTCTTCCACTTCGGAAGCCTTTCAGTTAGTGATCGACCAGCACCATCCACCATAGTTCTGCCTTTAAATATTGGAAAGACTATTCGATGTTCCTTCACATCATACAAAGGTCTAGGCTGCATACTCTGTAGTGACCAACTATTTAGAAACCTCTGAAGGTCAGCGTGTTTGCAACCCTGCACTATGTAGTCGGGTTTATTCCAGACAGGATCATTATCCTCTCTCATGCGTATGGTATTTCGTATGTCATCTACACTCAGATAGGTACGAGTGCCACCATGCACAAAGCAGCCAGCTTTGTAGCAGTTCCACACAATCATTCCATTCTTGTTGGTTACTGTAAACGTTTTAAATCCGTCGCAAACAGGACAGTTACGTCTAACCGTAGCTCCGTTTGCCACATCCAGATCATCTACAAAGTCTCTTATGTTCATGCTATTCTCCTACACTACTTAACAACTCCTCCGTTGTCACAAAGTGTTTAACAAAGTTCTGCATGTCATCGTCCCACCATTCGGGTGACGCTCTGCCTTTATTCCACCTAGCGAAGTATGCTTTCTCTCCCTTGTAGTAGTTACGGTATGCAGCAACGGGATCACCCTCGACCTTGTACTGGTCAGGCATACACTGAGGAAAGGGTATTGGTGGTTTTACAATACTTGTTTCGTCTGGCACATCATACGCAAAAGCCTCCCGCATACGCTCACTTGCATGGTGCTTGCCATAGCGGTGTGTGTACTCCTTGCACAGATGCTCAAACAATCTGCGTGTCCAAATATAGTTGAGAATACCATGCCGTACCCACACAGTAGATGGATGATTTTTGTGAGCCATTCTATACATGCCGTGCTTATTCGCATACTCACTGCTACTGTCTGTCATACGCCACGCTGTAGATAGCATCTGTGCAGTCTCCAGTATCATCTTGACAACGTGCTTGTCACAGTGCATCTCCGCACATTCTTGTGGATCGTCACTTAGCCTAAAGATGTTCATTTTTCTTCCGTGTCTGTGTGAATATAGAAATCTTTTATTTGCTTACCTCCAGTAAGGTAAGTGTCATTGGCACAAGGCTCCATTCTATTTTCAATTTTTATAACTAGCGTCTTTGTTCTTTCTACCAGATAAGATATCAATTGTTTAATCATTTTGTATCTCCAGTTCTCTTATTTTAGTTTGCAACCAGCGAAGCACCATAAGATACTCTATGTCCTCTTTATCTGTTCTTGTCATTAAAAGTTCTTTCTCATCCTTAAGTATGTAAAGAACATTGGACTGTGCTGTACTCAACATTATGTATCACCTTTCATGTGGCAAGGGTCTATGCTTTTACCATGATTTTGTCTCTGTGTCAATGCAGAATTTGCGCTGGCATAGGTGTGCGTAAGGTAGGGCTTAACGCTTTGTGGATTGACATGACCCGTCACTGACATGATCTGTCCCATAGATACACCTGCATCATTCATCTGTGTTGTACCTGTTCTTCGCAGGTCCATGAGCCACAGTTCAGTCGGTAGCTCTGCTGCTACTATGACCTGTCTGCTCAACTTAGACAAACGTTGTTTGGTGTAAGGAATAAACTCTCCCTTTACAGGTGTCATCATGGGAGCCACATACTTCTGAAAGCCAAAGTCCTCATGCTGTTGTGTTAGCATGTTGATCAACTCACTGGATATGGGAAGGCTAACCTGTCCTCTACGCTTCGACTGCTGTAAGTCAAGCCTCTTTGCGTCAAGGTCAATGCTATCCCATTCCAACATACGCATGTCACCCAATCTTTGCACCCATTCGTATGTCATCTGTGCGATAAGCCCAACGTTGCGCCACCGCCACTCACCATATGCCGTGTCGAGAAACCGTACAACATGGTCGTGCTGCCATACAACCTTACGTTGTATAGGTGTTTTTCTCTTGACATATGCAAAAGGATTAAATGTGACGTACTCTCTGTCGATAGCGTAGTTGTACAAGATAGAGGCGGCTGCACATACGTGGTTGGCATAAGGCACACCACTGTGTATCCATTTCTCATATGCACCTTTTGCACGTCGAGTTGTTACATCAGAAATCCTAGCATCTTCAAGTGTTTGCACCATGTTATTAAGAAAATACATGTAGTCTTTCTGTGTAGATTTTCTTAACAGAGTGAAGTTACTACTGTTGCAATAATCACGCACTAACAAAGATAGTTTACTACCTTTGCGAACATCTAATATTTCTGCTTGACTTTTACGCCACTCATCTATCTTGGCATTGTGCTCACGAGCAGCCGACCTTGCTGCTGACAGATCAGGCCCAAGCTCCACACGCTCAACAACACCAGCAGTTATAAACTTCTGTGGTGGGTTGAACCTGTATGCCTTTGTCCCGTCTGCTAGTTCACGTACCTGTGTAAATCTAGGTAGTTTCATACTTATGCCTTTCCGTAGTGTATGTCCTGCCCCTCAAGCTGATTTCGTATCCCGTGTACGAAAGAACCCGTCATATTTAGGATAGTCCCGCATAAACTTACGTCCGTAATAGGCTCTGTGGTTGTTGTTCAGCTTGAACTCATCCCCGCAAGTCTCTATGTCGGTGTGCCACCTTATGCGTTCAAAGATTGCGTTGACGGAATAGTTCTTACGTCCAGCTTGGATGGCTTGAAATGTGAACCGCTTGAATAAATTGTACACTAGCGGGTTGTCATGGTGAAATTTTTGCCACTTGGCGTGTAGACCATCATCAAATATTTTATTAGTCATCTGAATACTCCTTCGGAACTTTGCCCCATCCAACGGTTCTATCCCACTGCCTTTGTGTGTAGCTGTTACAGCTACTGTGGCATGTCTTGCATTGCTGCTGCAATCCATGCGGACTGCCCCATGCTAATGCAGAAGACTGTTCATGGAATACTTCACCACACGTAGCACACCTCCATTCTCCTTTGTCTGTTGGTGTGTAGTCTTGCGCTCCAGCTATACCTGTGCCCTTCATTGCATTCTCCTACATTAAGTAACAAGATGTCATAACCGTATAAAACAAATCACCTATATGTAAGACTCGTTTTGGATTTTCTATATTATGTTCTCTCATATAAGTGAACTGCAACTCGTATGCCTCTTCTTCTCTTTTTTCTCGACATTCGTATTCATCATTTTTCTGTAGGTGATGCACCAATTCGTGTAACAAAACACTTCTATCCAATGCCTCAGTCTTGTTCCAGTCATTCCTCAGATAAATTATCTTATCGGGAATGTAGTACAGTGCTTTTACTTGAACTTCGGTGATGTCTTTAGGCATTTTCATATTCATCATCGAATGCATTTCTTCAGATGAAATAAATTCTACTTTTGGTAACACCACTCCCTCTATGGGTAAGGAAGAGTTAACACCTATCCAAAAAAGTAATGAGATCATAAGTTCTTTCATTCTTATGCTACCTCAGTGTACATAGGGATAAATTCTACACACATTTCCATAGTACATTGAGAGATTAAGTAGACGATAAGTGCCCAGCAACCTCCCAACACAACCCAAAACAATAGTGTAATAAAAAATTCTTTCGTTTCTTTCATTGTCACACTCCCGCAATACATGAAGCAACTGCGTAGGCGATGAGTGCACACCACATCGCCCACGCAAACCCTAACATAAAATCGTGCATCACTAAGCTCCAGCTATACCAGTTCCGTTCATTTGTTGAGCACCAGCAGAAGAGTAATCAATGCTAGTACAGCCACAGCATAACGTGTGAGTAACTGTTCCAGTTTAGTTATCTGAACTGTTTTATCACGCAAACAAGCATAATAGCTACGGGCGGCTGTTCTTAAATCCCTTTCGATTTCGTTATCATTCATTCATTCTGCTCCTATAAAATAAAGGCGAAGGCGATGAGGATTAACCCCACCGCCCACGCAAACCCTAACATAAAATCGTGCACTACGCTGCTAGTTCAAGTGCACGAAACTGTGGTGTGCTGATCCACTTGCTAACGTCCTGCTCTCTGCGAAACATAGACTGTGCCTGTGTATCGTTGCCCGTGTCACGCAGTTTGAACCCGTTGTTTTCATTCGCGTGAGAAGAGTAGTTAGTGAAGGCACTGTACAGTGAGAACAGATTATGCCCACGTGTTGCTGCCTCTGAAAAGTACACACTTAACATCTTGTCAGCCTTGCTGTCAGATGACATCACCGTACTCAGCAATTCCTCCACCTGTACCGCACCAATGTGAGTAGAGGCCCACGTCTGTAGCTTGCGACCATGCTCGTAGAAGTCCTGTTTGGCACGGCGTAGTTCGTTGATGAACCTGTCCAATGAGAACAACAGAGTGTTCTTACGACGCACCGTATCGTACTCACCACTAATCATGCCGTTGGTGCAGAAGAAATCAATACCACCATAGAACACTTGATTGGAGCATGACCCATCAATGCCATGCAGAGCAATCACACGCTGTGCAATCTCAGTCTTATGCTTACTCGTCTCGACGTTAACCTTCACGTTAGGAAAGGTAGTGTCCATCATAGCCCAAGACCCGTTGCGAGCAGTGCGAAATGTAACTCTTACATCCTCCAAATCGGGAGCATTTAGCTCTTCTATCATGGTGTCCTGCACACCCCGAAAGAAATCTGGGTGGCTGGCACAATTAAATTTGTGGCCCACTGTGTCAAGGTACTGACCCGTGTTTCCATTTACCACATACTTTTTATGTGACACTTTTGTAGGCTCAAACATTACGGGAAAGTCTATGTCTTCTGGAATGTCTCCGAAAACATCGTTGCTCAACGCATTATACATCTGTGTATTCAACATTACTCAGTCTCCTCTATTGAGATACGGTACGGACTGCCATCAGTCCGTTTCTTAAAAACAATTACTGTTACTTTGCTGCCATTCTCTTCTTCGCAGAAGTAAAAGTCAGCGTCACCATATGCATGGTCGATGTCTGACATTTGTTTACGTATTATATAATCTACCATGTGTGCGTCCTCTCAATTCTACTACCATTATACTGATATCATCTCAGTTGTCAAGCACTTTGTACAAAATAAATTAAGTGCAACGTTGCACCTATTTCAGATACGTGTGACCGTTCAGAACGGCAGTCACAGTCATTCTCTTCGCCCACTTGGGCATAGGTATACGTTTATGTGCATAGTAATACAGCGCACCATCTACACGATCCTCACCGTACCCATTGTACACGAGGTAGGCAGCTATGACTGCATCTTCCCATCCTGTCAGGTTGTGTACTGCATCCGACTTGCCATCACAGTACCAGCTAAACTGACACTTATTAAGCACAGGAAAATACACACGCTCCTCATTAGGCAGTGTTGCATCCTGTCGCGTGCGCCAACTTTCGCTTACTGGTCCCTCTGTTACAACTTGACATACAGTAGCATGTATGTGTCTCTCGACACGGTTCATTGCTACCTGTGACACAGCCAGCATCTCATCCATACCCTCTCCTCGCGCCTCATGATAGGCATTTAAAGCGAGGCAGTAGAGTTCTTCATGAGTATCTACTGGGTCAGCATACGAGTTTGGAACAACTAACCCCATGACAATTTGTGTCAAAAAGGTCAGTGCTGGCAAAGTGACTTCAATCATATCCGAAACTCCTTTACATAGGCCAGTTCAACAGAGGCGAGCGGGTGTTGGCTCTGTACCAACTCAATGGCGTACTCCGCCGCACTCACCCAATCGCTTGCCTCATACTTCTCGTGGTCAACTTCCACCTCAACCTGATGATAGTTGTCTACCTCAACTCCTACGTGATATCTCTCTTGCGTTGCCATATCTATGCTCCTTTTCCTGCTGCCGTACACGCCGCTGTTTACGGCGTTGTTGCTTCCAATCGTCCTGTTGTTTGGTAGCTGTTACTCGTTTAAGTTTACCGTTCCGCATCTTCGACTGCGCGTCGTATGTGCTGCCGATCATCTGACTTTCCCTTTCGTGTGTATTTAGTCCGATCACGGGTAACACGCAGCCGAAACTGCGCGTCCTCCAGTGAGTGTGCTTCAAGGTTACGCCGCCTTAACTGTCGGCGCTTTCCTTTTAACTTTCTTGTGTATGTCATCACGTTCACCTACTGTGCTAATGATCCGCTCGACATTGTAGAACGGGTTATTATACAACGAGCCACCGTATACTGTCAACGGAAAGTATGAGACATTGTGACCTTCTGCAATCTTTAGAAAGTTACCGCCTGTAAACTTGATGCCACCTTTGCGGTCTTTCTTTAACTTCAAGGCTGTCACCTCTGCGTAGAAGCCCTGCCATTTATTCGTGTCACGGTTAATGGTGGGTGTAAGACCCTCTGAATACAATAAGTCTAACACCTTTCTGACATTCACATCCCCTTCACACGCAAGTGCTGAGAGGTTGATACCTTCATCACATACAAGCACGGGCTTCTTCGTGAAGAAACCTTTAAACCATGCCACGATACGTTGCCACAGTGTCGGATAGGTCAACTTATCATACTGACCCATATACTCATACATCTTACCCATAGTCATCTTAGTTCTCCTTTGTGTATCCATTTGAACAATATAAAGGTTGGTATCCTGTAACTAGAATAGCATCCGGCGCAATCCAAAGAGCAAGTGTTTGGATTGGTGGGATGGCAGGGTTAGGTTCAACCACACCCGTACTTAGCGCAGTGGTGTCCTTTAAATTTTTCACCTTAGTTCTCCCAATCTCTTAATCTCTGTCAATGCAGCGTTTACATTATCATAGAGTTTCTTATCGCATGTGGTCAAGATGATACTTGAGACTGCACAGATGTTGTCTACTACTATGATACCTTCATTATCTACAATACCATACCAATCCTTTCTCTCACTCTCCCTAACCATAGTATCGTCCTTTGTGAGTATTAACCTTACTGAGTACATTACTTAATCCTCATATATGTTGTTGCGAATTGTAGGCTCATCAAACCCGTAGTGCACCATGTTGTACACATATTGGTCATCCGTGTGGCGCTCATTCCACCACATCTGCGTGTACCAATCAATCTTACGCTGCGCGAACTCATCCTCCGAAATAATCACACAGGTATTCCTATCACCTCGTCGCGTTCCAGCATGGCCTTTTCGTTTAGGCATTGCTCTATCTCCGATATCAATTTATCCAATCTCCAATTAGGTGTATGGCTCTCACTGTATAGAGGCATAAGTTGCGACAACGCTTCACGCAATAGCACCTCCATACGCAGAAACATTTCTTCCTGCGCGTGGTCTATGTCATATGATCTAGTCACGGTCCATACGCTCCCATGCTCTCTGTTCAGCTAACAGGCCAGCTTTTTCGATATCATACCCCAATGTCAACAGGCGGTCCATCTCCTCTTCAAACAAATCCTCAATCATACTTTGCACTTCGTTTGGTAAACTCATCATCGTTCCTTTCTGACTTCGGCTGTGGTTTCGATCCATACGTGTGCGCCACATGACAGGGGCTTGTCGGGTCTGTACACAATTCGAGATGGCCCGTCAACGTATAGTTCATAGGCATACGTATTGCTTTTGGACGTTTTACATGTAAGCACTGGTTGCGGAGCTTCGTCAGGATGTTTACGATTCCGCTTGATGATGTGCTGGTTCACATGTATGCGCTTGATGGTCATATCTCATTCCTCATTCATTACAAGGTAATTTAACAGGTACTTGGCACGGTTAATACACTGCCGTGCTGTCTCCACGTCACCATACGCCATGACCTCCTGTGCATCTGACAGAATTGACATAATAAACATGGCATCTCCATGCCTTCCCTCCACACCTATTTTGCATGGAAATGTCACGGCCATCTGGCGAAGCTCATCACTCGACATGCCAAACATACGTTGGTCACGCTCGTCACGTTCTATCTGTGATAACGACATCTTAATTCTCCGATTGTTTGTATTGTTCCCCATAACGGTCACAGCGCCAAATAAGTCCTTCGCTGTCATCCATTATCTGCGCGGTAGCATAGGCATCTTCAACGTCATCCGTGAAGTACCATGTGGTGTCATCGTCTCGCGTATCTCTAGGCTTGACGACATACTCGTACCACTCCGTGTTCTGATATACTCTCGTTCCGTAGTGATACTTCTTAAGAAAGCGCATAGTTTCCTCCGTTATGTTTGGCTCTACCTAGAGCTAGTGAATAGGATAGGATACATTGGCAACATCACTTGACCAACATGCTCGACAATCTCCACATGCATTGCCTTGAGTACGTGCTGGGCAAGTGTGACCATGTGGCACGTTGTGCTTGTCGTGCACTGTGCTTGTCGTAACTTGTGGCACATTGTCAAATGCACTCAAAGGTTTGTCGTTCACCATTGGTGCCGACACACGAATGTTGAGATTAGTTGGTATATGATCCGCACCATATTGTTTGATGAAGGCAAGCAGAGTTTTGACCTCACGTGTGGGCAACCAATGCTGCACATTGGGTGTCTGCCGTGCTACTTCGCAGACACTGGCGAGAAACTGCACGTTTGGAACGTCACCACTATCCAGCCACCTATGCTCCGCATATCCCATGCGGTTGATTTGAAACACCATAGCGTCTTGCCACAGTGTCGGATCAAGCGCCAGTGTTGCCACAGTTTTGCTTTGATTGTTACCCCATCCCATGTTGACGGATGGACGCAGCTTTTGTATGCGTCGAGCATAGCACTTGAAGCATACGCTACCCTCGACATTGGCAAGCCGTGATCCTACGTTGCACTCGAAAGCATCAAGTGCAAACGTGGAACCGGGCATCTTAGTGTTGCCTTTTGATACCTTGCCACCAATTTCGATGGCAGCTTTTAGCGTTGTGATATCTGGTTGCGTGTAGCATGTGCTAGATGCAGGTATGTTCGATGCTGTACATTGCATAGTCAACTCCGTTGTTTGGCTCTAGGTAGAGCTTGTGATTGCCTTGTGTGTATGTATACCTAAGTGATCTCTTTCACAAGTTCAAGAGATCACGTAAGGTATACTATACATTTCCGTTGTTAGGTTAAAATTCACCATAACCGGCAGAACGTGCCGCCCAATTGTCGGCCCTAATATTGGCCTCATGCTGGCGAATGTCACGCATCTTGCGCTTATCAGATGCACACTCGTCACAGATGGCGCGTTCGCCATAGACATCTGTGTAACCGCATGGTGTAAACACCTCGCGGACATCGTAACCGCTAGGAATGAAATAGGACACTTTGTTGTCACACATAATTTAACTCCGTTAAGTTTGGCTCTAGGTAGAGCTAGCTACTCGTCCTCTCCGAACATGTCATTCTGACATGATTGGCACATGCCGCTGATGCCAAATTCTCGCACACTGATTTCATCTGTGAAATCCTCCATGCGAACCGTTGTGTTGCACATGGCACATGAACCACGCTCCACACGAGCGATAGCATCACCAAATCCAGCACCGATCATGATATCTTTATTCATCTCATTTGCTCCTCTATATGTATACCTACGTGTTTCCTTTCACAAGTGTTCAAGGAAACACTAGGTATACTATACAACTAAAAGGCTGGAGAAACCACACCAGTGTCACCATACGAGTAAACACCTATATGGCGCTCGTCACCACAAGACTCACACATGGCACCGTTATCCTGCTCAAAAAATATCTCCACGACAGTCCAACGCTGCTCCTCTTTGCTCCACGTAACATCGGCGTTAACGCGAATATCCTCACCACCACATTCTTCGCACACGTAATTAATCATCGTTTCAACTCCGATGTTAGGCTCTAGCTAGAGCTTTTGAGTGAAGCAATCCTGCTTCGCATACGAGCAATCATCTGCTCGTGTTCCCACTTTTGCATGGCACGAGCATTATGTACATCCGCTCGCCATGCAATGCGCTTGTTCTCCAGCGTTTCCGCATCGGGCATCACGTCGATGCTGCCGTATGAGCTACGCAGAATGCGATGCGTATCGTATGTGCCGAATGGTCGTTTTGCCATGCGCTCAACTCCGTTGATGTTAGGCTCTACGTAGAGCTTAGTTGGCAAGATTGCCACCGATAGGCTGGCACCGAAGGTGATACCAGCCTAGCAGAAGCGACCTTATGCAGCAATCTCTGAAGTCAGAGGATTGGTTTCCTCGAAGAGGTCGATGATCTCGTCGATGACACCATAGACCGACTTGCCATCACGTGAAGCCAATGCATGAATGGCGACAGCGATAGCTGATACATCGAGGGTTGCACCTTCGGTGGTTGCATTCTCTGATGCTTCACCTTCGGTGGCTTCACTCTCGCTCTCACTTTCAGTGGATGCTTCAGCTTTCTCCGCTGCTTTAGCAGCCTTCGCCATAGCGGTCTTGAGTGCCGATACATTCGTGAAGCCTTTCTTTGAGGCTTTGATGAACTCTCTCGCTTCGGTTTCGTTTTGAACGAACCAAACCCACTCACTCCGCAGAGCGGAGGAAACCTTGTCAATGCCTAGCTGCTTCAGCGTAGCTGATGGGAGCCTCTCGACCTTAAGTGCTGCTCTTGCAGCAATCTGCACTTGAGCCAATCGAACACCAAACCCATCGGGTTTGATATCACGCTTGAACCTGCCACGATCCGCCTTGTCACGCTTGGCGAACTCGACACCAACTTCGTTGGCATCTTCGATCAGTACTTCGTACTCTGTCGGGTCGAGGGTTACTGTGGTTTCGGTGGTCATTTCTCTATCTCCTATTCCAAGTGTATCTAAGGTATCTTCTCACAAGAGATCGAAGATACCGCAGATACACGTAAGGAATAGAGAGATAACTGTCAAGGGGTTGGTGAAAATAAATTTGATTGCCATTCAGCGCACGGTTGCAGGAACGAAGTTCCGAAACTCATGTGCGGAATTGGAAAAGGACCACTACGGTAGTAGGGGGTAGCCTCTAGCTAGAGCTTGTCGAGATATGGTTTTCATTTTATGCATCGTCAAAGACGATGTGTTGGTTTTGAAAATGCTGTGTTCACACCATGCTTTGCATGGAAACTGATGAACCAACAGTTTCTAGCTTTAGCTAGAGTATTGATATCATTGCCTTTATTACATTTATGGTGTTTACACCATGCCATCCTGCCTTCACCTTGCGTCACATGATGCATCACGACCACCGACTGCATTATGCGGCGGGGTGGGGCGAGGGCCAGTGCGGGTGCGGGCGTATATATGCATGAATAACTACACAGATCAGGAAAATGAAGTGTTAACCACTAGAATTACTTACAATACATATACACCTTGCGTTACACAGATGCGTGTTTCTTACCGTTCCTAGTACAGGGGCAGGACGGCATCTTATGTAACACAATTAATGTATCCTTAATACCACATATGTTAATTAATTTTATGATACATGTATTTTATGCTTGACACGATCTGAAATATGTGTATAATAGTACCATACACTTTAAATGTTACACTAAAGTGTTTTCTATATATTTCCTTAAAAAATCACTTATCTAAAAAAACTTTGATATCACCTAAATGATACACTTTAACTGTATCACTATAGTGAGTATCTTTGTATTATTATAATAATAAGGTATTGACATTTGTGTTTAAATCAGTAAAACTATATCCTGAAGCGAAAGAACCTGTATTGGAAAAGTTCTATGAGGCTCTTCGTACTAATAAGCTTCATAAAATTCACTTACCCCATAGCTCTGTGTTCTATGTACGTGCTGCAATAGAAGCGGATACGGGTGTTCGTTATTCTTTGGCGCATGTAGAACGTGCTATGAAACAAGAAGGATTTGTATAATGCCAAGCCATTACGGACTACCAACAAGAAAGCCTCCAGTACCATCTCAACAAGAAGCTGTGATTAAATTTGCTGAGAGTGAAAATCTTTCCGATGAGCAAACACGAGCACTATTAAATATGTCAGCAGAACAACAAAGAGCATTTATAGCTATGGCACAAGAAGGTACGCAAGATTTAACAAAAGAAGACTTGCGTAGAATAATGAATCCAACTAAAATGGCAAAGGGTGGTTTTCCCGATCATAACAAAGACAATAAAATGACACAAGCAGATGTTCTTATGGCAAGGGGAGCTATTCCAAAACCTAAAAAAGCAGCATACGGTGGTTTAATGAAAGCAAAGAAAATGCGTGGCGGTGGTATGGCAGGTAAGAAGCCTCGTGTCGGTAACATGGACTACCGTAAGGGTGGCATGGTGTACAGCACTAAAGTTAAAAGGGGTTAATTGTTATGGGAATTATATCTAAAGCGGCAAAAGCGGCGAAGGATCGTGCTAAAAAAGAAGCAGAAAGACAGGCAAGGCGAAGAGCAACTGATCCAACTCTTCCGGCAGATTCAGACCCAGAGATGGGCGCAGATGTGCTAAGAGAAGGTCAAGTAGTAAAAAGAGGAGAAGGCAAGACAGACCTGTTAAGTGCAAAAGAACGAAAACTACGAGATGATTTTTTTGATTTAAAGCCACGTGACCGTAATGCAGAACGTGCTAAAGGAAGGGAGAGTAAATTTGCTCCGTATTTTGCCGCGCAGCGAAGGTTAGATAGACAAGTAAGGAAAGCAGATGATTTTGTACCAAATGATCCTTCTCTACGTGTGCAAAAAACAACGACGGATTCTCCATCGAATACTGTCATGATTGATGGTAAACGCTACAAGAGAGGAGATACGAAAGATGTAGAACAGGCAAGAGCACTAGCACGGGTAAAAGAAAAATTACTAGAGCGTCCTGCTGCAGAGGGTATGAAAAAGGGTGGGCTAACTCGTAAACAAACTAATAGAAAACGCAAGTCTACAAAACGAAAAAATATTACAGCATCTATGCCAGCCGCAAGAGGTGGCCTAATGAAAACGGGCCACAAGGATTATCGCAAAGGCGGTATGTTCTACGTAGGCGGCACGTCAGCTAAAGTTACTCCTATTAATAAAGGTAAAAAGTAATGCCTGTAGTTACTGTTAAGGGAAAAAAGAAACATCTTAAGTATCCTGCTAACTGGAGCAAAATGTCTGCAAAGCAAAAGGCTGCATGGATCAGAGGTAAAAAAGCAAAGATGACAAAGAAAGTATGAAGTTTACAAATACATATACAGTTAGAAAACGTAGAACACGTAGACATAAGAAAAAAGGTTTAAGACATAGAAAAAAACTAGGACCGAAATCGTCGTTACGTGTACATACGTAACTATTTAACTCAAAAACGACTTAAAAATTTAATTTCAAGTAGTAAAATTTAAATGTCAAATGCCGTAAGCCTTACAGAAAAAGCAAGAAGTCATCTATTAAATATATGTAATGATGAAAAACAAAACTATATACATTTATCTGTAGCTGGCGGGGGGTGTGCAGGATTTTCCTACAAATGGGATTTTGCAAACGAGTATAAAGCTACCGACGAGGTTATAAGTATAGAGCAGGACAAAAAACTAATTATAGATGGTATGTCTTTGATGCATTTAATTGGTATGGAGATAGACTATAGAAAAGATATCTTTGGTTCGATTTTACACATAAACAATCCAAATGTAACATCTAGTTGTGGTTGTGGAGAATCGTTTAATATATTTTAATGTTACAATATATATTAGATGCCTACTTTATACTTTATTTTACTAATATTAATTTTAGTACTTTTTGTTATTAGGACTTGTATTATAGATATATTTGTGATATAATGAGTGAACATGAATCAAAAAATATAATCTTTTTAGAAGAGGTCATTCAACAAAAGCTACGTAAAGAAAAAGAGATTGCTTTTTACGAAGAGGAACTTGTAAAGCTACAAGTAAAGTTAGATTTTTTAAAAAGTGAAATTAAACTTACTAATTTAATTATAAACCTCGTAACCTCTGAAAAGAACTTGGATATTCAAAAAGTTCCACAAGAATTAAGTGTAGTGGAATATCTTGATCAAAAAATAAAGGAATGAAACATGGCTTGCTCTTGTAAGAATTGTAATAACCCTGATTGTTCTTGTACAGGACAAAATTGTAATAGCTGTAATTGTAATTGCCATCATGATGAAAACTTTAAAAATGATATGCTGTGGAATAGTTTTCCCGATTCTGCATATAATGATATGTGAGTACACATGAACCGTAAAGAACGTAGAGCGAAAGCTAAAACAGAAAAGACAGAAACAAAGAAAGAATACAATCCGCTAGAAAATTCTAATGACCAGCCTTTCAAGGATCACATGCTTCATATGAAGGAAGCACATGATATCGGGCATCTTTTATGGTTACTAAATACGGGGCGTCTTTCACTTCCATACCATCATCAGCATGAGGAAGCATTAAATTTAAAACTTCCCTTTGATGTCATTTCAAAAAATTACTACAAGACACAACCAAACATTGTAGTCATTGATGACTTTATGAATCTGGAAGCACTGCAGAAACTAAAGAACTACTGTCTTGAGTTTCCATTCTGGAATACAATCTATGGCAGAGGATACTTAGGTGCCTTTCGACAAAATGGATTTACACCACAAGCTTTAGAAACATTAGCTTTGGAGATGGTGCAGAACCTACCCGATATATTTAATACGACTAACAAACGTAATCTAGCTCAGATGTGGGCGTTTAAGTATGAGTCGAAATGTCCCGGCATTGATGTACACGCAGACTTTGCTGCTGTTAATGTAAACTTCTGGATTACACCTACAGAAGCAAATGCAGACTACGACAAAGAAAAGGGTATTGGTAAAACAGGGGGCATGTGGATTTGGGATACAGGTGCTCCTCCTGATTGGGACTTTAATAGGTATAACGGCGACGACAAAAATGAGGTTATGGAATATCTAGAAAAGCAACAGTCAAAAGCTGTATATATTCCGTATAAGTACAATCGTTGTGTTATGTTTGATTCTAATCTGTTTCATAAAACAGCAGATATAAACTTTCTTCCGGGGTTTGACAACAAAAGAATAAATGTAACGATGCTATTTGGTCAACGTGAAAATACTGGAGTAGAACCACAAGATATGGTAGAAGCTGAAAAGTTACGAAAAATGACTTCTCAATCTATTTTAGAAAATTTTGATTTAGAAACAGGTAAAATTAAATCTGTTATGGAGAAGGTTGTATAAATATGTCAGATGATATTGGTGTACCCGACAAACTTGCATGGCAGCATAATCGTAGGCGTTTAGCTTACATAGCTATGGCAACAATGGTATTAACAATTATTTCAAGCTTTGTGTGGCCGGAACGTGCATCACAGGTACCAGCAGCAGAAATGATTTACATTTCATTGGCTGGTGTAATTATGGCATTTTTTGGAGCAGATGCTGTAGTCTCACGAAAAAAGGGTAAGTAGATTCTTACTCTGTTAGGCAGTGTTCTGGGTTTTGGGACTTCTATAATTCCTGAAATTTTAGGTTACTTTAAACAGGCACAAGCTAATAAACAAGAACTTGCAATGCTGGAAGCAAAAGCACAGTATGCTGTACAGCTTTCAGAATTAAAACTTAAGGAGCTAGATGCAGAAGCTGATATTGCTGAGACAAAAGGGTTGTATGCTCACGATACAGAATTAGCAAAACGTGGTGGTTGGGTTGTAGGGTTACAAGCAAGTGTAAGACCCGTTATAACTTATTTATTTATGGGAGCATTTTTAGCTGTCAAAGGTGGTATGATTTATTCATTGATTACAAATCAGGGAATTGATTGGACAACTGCTTTAGAAGTTTCATGGGACGCCGAAACACAAGCCCTATTTGCCGCTATTATGTCTTTTTGGTTTGGTAATAGGGCAATGGGTAAAGCAAGGGCAGCAATTAAGAAATGAAATGAAATATATGGAAATAAGTATAAGTTACTTTAAAGAAATAATGATAGAATTAATTATTGTTTTTCTGATTATTTTTTCTATTTTTTATTCAAATATTGCATACTCACAACAAATAATACAGGATGTTGTTCCTGTACAGGGACCAGCAATGTTTTGTGGAAATAAACTTGATTTAAAGAAAACTATAGATTCATATAGAGAACAAGAATTTATTATTTTATCTGGAGCAATGACAGAAAATAATTCTGTATATTATATTTTACATAGAAATCCAGATACAAGCTCATGGAGCCTAATAGCTTATAATATAAGAAATGCTCCAAAAGAGATTGCCTGTTTAATGGGAGGAGGATCAAAGTCCTTTATTGCTCCAGATATTACTTCTCTAAATTATATGTTGCAAAAACAAAAGGAGGGTTATGATAAGCCTTTTAATCCTGCTAGTGAAAAGACAAGCTAATGACTACAAAGAAAAAGAAACCCGCAAAGAAAAAGAGTGGTGCAAAACCAACTAACCCTACACTCTATGCAAGAGTTAAGGCAGAAGCAAAACGTAAGTTTGATGTGTATCCAAGTGCCTATGCAAATGCTTGGCTAGTTCGTACCTACAAGAAACGTGGAGGTGGTTATGCCTAAACCTACAGGTGGCCTTACTGCGTGGTTTGGTAAAGGCCCAAAAGGTGATTGGGTAGACATAGGTGCTAAAAAGAAAAAGGGAAAGTTTCAAGCTTGTGGTAGAAAATCTACGAAGACAAGTAAACGAAAATATCCTAAGTGTGTACCTAGAGCTACAGCAAATAGAATGACAAAGGCACAAATAACAAGTGCCGTAACAAGAAAAAGAGCAGCAAGTAATGTAGGTGGCAAACCTAAGAACGTAGCCACATTTACAAAAAGAAAAACAGCAAAGAAGAAAAAAGCTTAAGGATATATAAATTATGAAAAAACTTACAGATGCACAGAAAGCAAAACTTAAATCTCATTCAAAACCACATAAAAATAAAAAGGGTCAAACAGTAGACGGACATTCACCAAAGCATCTTAAGGCTATGAAAGTAATGATGGAACATGGTATGTCCTTTGATAATTCCCATAATGCTGCTATGAAAATTATGGGAAAGTAATGTTTAAGTATGATAGAGATGAGTTAATTAAACAAATCGCACATCACGAAGGCATAGTATTAAAAGTTTATAAAGATAGTTTAGGA